TCAAAAACTAAACGATCATGGTCTATAAGAGCACCTAAATAATTTATACCGTCTTTTACAGACTTTATTGCATTCTCACAAAAAATATCATAGTCATAAGCAAAATCAGCTTTAAGTTGTTGAGCAGCAGAGTCTATGTAAATCATTTCTACTTCCCACTTTTCTTCTAGTTCTTTAATATTTTCTGCAAGTTCTGAGGTTGTTACCTCTCCAGAAATATATTCATCTATAACATAAAAATATTCACCGTCCGTGGCTATCACAATAAAAGCATTTAAATCACGATAGCCCACATCAAGTCCTGCAATAACTTCAAAACGATTAAGATTTTCTTTTACCCAAGTTAAGTCTTGCAGATGACGACTTTCATCTAAATTATAGACCTGCATTTCTGTAGTAGTCCAATCACACTCATACTCTTGAGCAAACATCTTATTAGAAATAGAATGACGAGCTTCTTCGATATCTTTTGTACTTAAGAGAGGATTAGATCTCCACGTAAATAATCCTGACCCCCAGTCGTCAAACTCTGGATCTTGTCCACGAAGATAGTAAGAGTAAAGATAATTTGTTTTACCACGGGGAGTAGATATAAAGAGTGCCCTAGAATCGGGGTAGGTAGAAAGAGCAGGACGTAGATCACGAGTAAAATACTCATCATCAGGGATGATTGCCGCCTCGTCTACAATTATAAGATGAGCAGCACGCCCCACAAGTGAGTCTCTGTTGTTAGCTGATAAGAGGCGAAAGGTAGAACCATTGATAAGTTTAACAACTTTATCTTTTTGGTTGAATCTTTCCACTTCCAGTTGTAAATTTCTGATGATATCTGTGACATAATCCCAAATAATTGATGATAGAGTAAAGTTAGGAGCTACTACCATCACTTGTTTCCCAGGTTCTAAAAGTTTAGCAAACGCTAAAATACCAGCAGACAGAGACTTACCAGTTCTTCTTGCAGATATATGAGTCCAGAAACGATGGTTTTCTAGTCCTTCAACCATCCCCCATTGAGACTCATTAAACTGTATTCCGTTATGTTCTCCTACAACAATTTTATCAAGTAACCTTTCTACAGGGACTTTAAAATATTTATCCATTTACCCTCATTTCAAATAATTAGCTAAAGCTATACCAAGTCCTGCAACAGCACCAGCTACAGAGCCTACCCAGATTAGAGTTTTTAGGCTTATACGACCAGAAGTTGCCATAATTTTCAGTTCATTGATTTCTTTGTGCATTTCTGAGATAGTTTTTGACATAGCTTCCATGTTCTTTAACAGCTGTTCATACCTCTCTTGACACACAGCTTCATGTCTAGAAAACTCTAGCTTAGATTGTTGTGTACGTTCATGTAGGGTGTCAATATTTTCATTAATGTCCATTGTTCTACTCCGCATACTCTACCATATTAGAGTACCAAATAGCAATAGTGTAGCGGTTACCTGCTTCTATAGGTAGGACTTGATGAGTGTGTTCAAGACCGGCTTTAAACCCTACGAACATGCCTTTCTTTGGTTTTACTCTGTAGTTTAGATTTACAAAATATATATCGCCACCTTTAAATGAATCATTAAGATAAAATATACCAGAATATGATCTAAATCTAGTGGGATGCTTTGTTTTTTTAATTTCTTCGTCTACATCTGGTTGCCAACAATTATCAGCATGGGGAGACATATCTTGCCCCTGTCTCCAGATTGTAAGCTCTGTGTTTTCTGGAAAACAATGATCTTGATAAAAGGTGTTTATCTCACGTTGTCCTAAAAACCTAGAATAGTTTAGTACCGATGAAACAGTAGTATAAGGAGTTTCAGTTGCTCCACGTATATTTTTATAAGCTACTGTCCTATCTTTAAACGCCTCAATTCTTTGAAAAGGATTCACAAAAGCTTGAGGATATTTTTCACAAAACTTTGATAGAAAATCACAACTTTCTTCTGGAAGTGCATTCTCTACTACTACAAGGTCATTCATCTGGTCGTTTTATTCCCGGAATGACTTCTTCTTCGTCTATAACCAGCTCTTCTCTAGCTTCCTCTTCTCGTCTAGCATTTAAGTCTTCAATAAAATCAGACCTTGATTGGTCAAAAAGAAATACGCCTAAAAGTGATATTTCATATCTTTGTTTATCTGCGGTTATAAAGTACCGCATTGGATGATCATCTACATAACCATCTTCTACCAAGTTTGTTAATTTGTGGAATCTTAGTTGTCCCGGTAACTTATACCGGACTGAATATGTTTTCATTCTTACCCTCTTAATTAAGTTTTAATAATAAATTTCACTGCCACACCTGGATGAGTAACCGTTAGTGCTGGCACTGAATGAGTGTGTCCGTTAACTGTAAGAGAGGGGATAGTTAGTGCTGGAACACTTAATCCTGGGATTGATAACCCAGGAACTGAGTGAGTGTGCGAGTTAACTGTCATAGCTGGAATTGATAGTGCAGGAACAGTATGAGTATGTGAGTTAACTGTTAGAGACGGAATTGAGTGTGCGTGTGCATTAACTGTTAATGCAGGAATAGCATGAGTATGGTTTCCTACGTTAGCTACTGCTGTAACAGCTGCAATGGCTCCTGTAACGTCTTTATCTGTAGTTGAGTTAGTATTAGCTGTAGTTACAGTATGTCCGTGTGAACCGCCTGACCCTGTATTAGAGGCAACAGTTGTTGCACCTGCGTTTCCAGTATTGGCAGCAACTGTGGAAGCTCCTGAACCTCCAGAAGTTCCTGATCCTGTATTATAGGTAGAAGCTGGAATACTTGGAGCGGTACCGCCCGATGTTGCGGTGCCAGTAGTACCAGTACCTGTTGTGCCGCTGCCTGTATTATTGGCTACAGTTGAAGCCCCACTTGATCCTGATGTTCCGGTTCCAGTGGAGTTCTGACCACTTGCATTAACTTCTCCAGCTGTCTTAGAACCAAGAGTAAAGGTTGAAGCACCATATGGAGCGCGATCTCTAAAGTCAGGAACGTTGAAGGTCGTAGACCCGTCGCCTGCGCCGTATGTAGTACCAATTACACCAAAAAGTGCTGAATAGGTGCTACGAGAAATAGCCGCACCTTCACAGAGATAATAACCTCCAGGTGCAGCGGCTGCACCATACATAATGATAGAACCTGTAGGATTCAAAATTGATGAATCATTAGCGTGTATACCATCAACAGTATCAGCATCTAGACCAGAGCCAGAGCCATCGTTACCAGCGTGCCAGACGCGATAGTAGTTCGCGCCCATCGACCACCCACCAACAGCAAAGTCATTAATGTCGCCCTTCAGTCCAAAGTATGCCGCAAAGTCACTGCCTACATGGAATTGCATGAATGCGTCTGCACCCGCTGTCCCATTGATCACCTCTAGGGTTGCTTGATCGCCACTTCCAGTTTCAAGAACGTCATTACAATAAAAACTAATTTCAACTCCGGTATTTGTAACCGCATCATCTGCATCGCTACGTAGGAAACTTGCTGATGAGATACCGTCTAATAAATCAGCATCAAGACCAGAGCCAGCGCCGTCTACAGTTTTAATAGCCGTAAGTATCTCGCTGGCAGTTTGATCCGCTGTAGCACCAGATTCTATACCGTCTAACTTAGTACCGTCCGTAGCAATATCACGACCGTCTACTGTACCGGTTACTGCAATATTACCAGTGATAGTAACACCAGCAGTATCGGTTTCAAACTTCTTTGAATTATCATAGAAAAGGTTAACCGTACCATTACTAACAAATTGAGCCTTAAACTCTGTACCTGCTGCATTAAGAATATTAACATTGCCATCGGCTAGTAAATTTAAGTTACCTGTTCCCACATCTTTAATATAACTATTTGATCCATCATGGTAAATCTCTAAATCGCTATCAGTACCAAATTTAGCCTTGACGCTATCATTATATAAGGCATCACCTGTCATCGTGCCACCAGCAGTAGCTAGTTTGCCGTCTAACTGTGTTTGAATATTACTTGTGACACCATCTGTGTAATTGAGTTCAGTGGCTGTTGATGTTACAGCAGTTCCACCAATTTTTAAAGTAGTCGCATCTACAGTAGAAGAAACAACTTCCCCACCAATATTTACGTTACCTGTAGAAGTTCCATTACCGACTGTAACAGTGGCATTAGAGGCTACTTCAAACTTGTTTGTGGCGTCTATACCAAGACCACCTAGAAATTTATCTACACGGGTTACCATTATTTCTTAACCTTCCTTCTTGGCGATGCGCCTGTGGCTACATTTACAGGGGTACCAGTTCCTTGTCCTTTTTTACCTGCTCCAGCTTTTCTTTGTGCTGCTTGTTTACGACGAACAAAAGAAGCAATTCCAGATTTTCCTAATTTTTTGGCTTTTTCTCGTGACAGACAGGCTGCATAAGGATCACCTTTTGCTCCCTCTCCACATTTTCCAATGCGTTTTCCTTGAGAGTTATACCGATCCCATCCACCGCCTCCAACGCCGCCGGTTTTACCAGTACCAAACCATGCTTTGAGTCCTCCACGAGGTTTTGCCATTTAGCTCTCCAATGATGATTTTATCTTAGAAATGAATACTGATTTAGCCGCCTCTAGTTGTTCATATTGCATTTTTAAATTAGACTGTTTTATACCAATATCTCTAAGTTGAGTAATATATTTAACTTGGTCTTCATTAAAATTTGTTAAATCATATTCCTTATCATCTATAAAAATTTTATTTTGGTTTTCTTGTTCCATTATTCCCCTCAATATTTTCTTTTTGGATTTCTAATCACTTGATTTTTAAATGGTGTTTTTGATGCACACCACTCATCATACCCCATATATCCTGGCTTTTTACCAGAGGGTTTGGTGACCATTCTACCGAGGGGAGTGTAGAATTCACACCAGTCTTGTTTTTCTTTGTAACGACGATCAGAAGATGCCTGTTCCCAAGCACCCCCTGATCTAGACTTTTTATCACGATAGCGATAACGAAGTGTCGCCATTACTTTTTCTTCTTTTTAGCTAAAATCGCTTTCTGAAGTGCAGGAGGCAGCTTCTTTTGAGCAGCAGTTAAACCACCGTTACCATTTGCTTTCTTCTTACCATTTTTCATAGGCTTCTTTTTACCATAATGTCCGGGCATAGTTATTTCTTCCTTTTTGTAGTAGAAGTACGGTATTTACCGCCACGTTTTTTATATTCACGCACTAACCAACCATTAGCGTATGCAGAAGGGTAAACAGCAAACTTACGTTTGGCTTCTGCCTTAACTCGATTGTATAGCGCTTTGTTGGTTGGAATTGCTTTTTGTGCCATAATCTTTATACTTTACCTTATATTTTAGTAGGAGTCAAATCAAAATTTACGAAATTGTTCTAAGCTCTAAATCTAAGCCAGAGGCAAGAGAAGCGTCTTTAAATTGAACATTTGCCCCAGAAGCTCCAAGAACATACTCTGTGGGTCGTTGAGATACTCCGTTAATACTTACGAAAACATTATTTACACTAGAAACTGTTATTCCAATTGCATATGAGTTATAGGTTCCTGTTGTATGCTCT